CCGCCCGTTTTTACGCATATAGCAGGCAACGCGCCCCTGTGGTGGAATGGTAGACGCGGCGGACTCAAAATCCGCTGTCAGCAATGACGTGTCGGTTCGAGTCCGACCGGGGGCACCATTAACATAGGGCCGTTAATTCATTGGTTTAGAATAGGGTCCTCATAAGACCTCAAACTGTGTTCGATTCACAGACGGCCTACCATGAAAATAAAATTAGAATCTCCCTTTAAAGAAAAATTTAGCCATGGCTATTTAGTAGTTAATAAAGAACCGAGACGAAATGTAATTCTTTATAATCCAGGCGCAAATAGAACAACTATTAGTTATGCTAGATATCTAATGTCTGTTCATTTAGGGTATGAAATCGACTCTAAGTTAGAAGTCGATCATATAAATAACGATAAAATGGACGATAGGATTGAGAATTATCAACTCTTGACGCCATTAGAAAATAGACGAAAATCGGCGAAACCGCCGAAATTTAGATCGTTAACCTGTGCTACTTGTAAAGTTTGGTTTTCTCGCAGGGCTCACCAAGTTGATACTAAACTGAAAAACGGCCAAAAGAACTTCTATTGTAGTTACGAATGTCGTGACAAATCTTTAAGAAATTACAAATCAAACTCGCCTTAATTCAGTGGATAGAATACCCGCCTTCTAAGCGGTATGTCGCTGGTTCGAATCCAGCAGGCGGGGCCAACTTAAAGGAATATTGAAATGGAACGCACAAAGAACATGACCCGCGACGAAGCTATTTTCATCGCTAAGATGGAAGCTTACAAAGAAGCTTCTAAGCATTCGTACATCCCTGAAAGCATGAACGAATTCACCGGATGGCAACCTCACGAATGGGTTATTCAAGCCATTTTGAAGGCTGCTAACGGCTACTGAAATGGATATTCGCAGCCTAAAACCCGCCAGCACTTTAGCTGCGAAGCTAGGTGTTAAGAGCATTGCTTACGGCGACCCAGGCGTCGGAAAGACTCCTGTCGTAATCACGGCGCCGCGACCAGTCCTTTTGCTTGTGGAACCCGGTGCGCGTTCGCTGTCCAAGGCTACGAGCCTTCCCGCTTGGGAAGCCTACGAATACACCAAAATTGAAGAGTTCTTCAAGTGGTGGTTTAGCTCTCGCGAAGTCGATAACTTCGATACGCTAGCGCTAGATTCCGTTTCGCATTTAGCTGAAGTCGTGTTAAAGGAAATGCTCAAGCGGCATTCGCACGGTCTTAAAGCCTATGGTGAAATGTCCACTAAAGTGATGGAATGGATGAACGGTTTATTCTATCAGCCGCAAAAACACATGTATTTGATTTGCAAGCAAACTCGCGTTGAAGAAAATGGAGCACAAAAACGTAAACCGTTCTTCCCGGGTAATGACTTGAACGTTAAGATTCCTCACCTTTTTGATTTGATTATGCACCTGGGTTTGCATTCCATTCCCGGTGTCGTCGGTCTTCAAAAAGCTTTCTGCACCTCAGAGCAATTCGATTTGCTTGCCCGTGATCGGTCGGGCAATCTTGCGACTTTCGAGCCGCCAAACCTTACCGATATTTTCAATAAGGCAATGCAATGAGTGTTTCAAACGAAGAAAACGAAGTAATTCGTTTGATTAGTGAAATGATTCTAAAGACAAATAGAGCAAAGGCAATGGAAGAAAGTTTTCCATGTAAGTCTGCCGACGAATCAGATACTTATATCAAATCTGCGGCGGAAAAGATTCGGAGACTTAGAGAAATTCGCGAATCTCTCGAATTTACTTTTACTCATATGGACTAAAAATGTCAGAACCCACAGAACAAGATATCCAAGACGCCGAAGCCGGTTTTCTCTTGGATATCATGATGCGAGTGTTCGCAGGTCGAAATATGCGGGTTATTGTGTCCGCTACGAATAGCCTGCTATATCACATCGCTAAGGATGTACAAAGCGATAAGGCACGCGAATTCATCGCTGCAAACATGGTCGCTTGTGTGAACGATATCAACAATCTTATTGTTCCGCCCGAAGTCGAAAATCAACCCACCGTCCAATAAGGAGATTCAATAATGGCACAACTTCAGCACCAATTCAACGCACAGCAATTCGACCCATCGCAACAGGGCGGCAGTATCCAGCAACTACCTGTGGGCAAGCATGTTGTTATCGCGACGGCTTCCGAAATCAAAGCCACTAAGGACAATTCTGGTGGCATGCTGGTTTTCGACTTGCAAGTTATTGAAGGTCCGGGCCAAGGTAAGTCCGGCCCGATGCGTCTGAATCTGTATAGCTCTAGCGATCAGGCTCGCGGTATTGCTGAAAACCAATATGCGGCACTATGCTATGCGACTAACGTCCTTCAGCCCACAGATACTCAGCAGCATCACGGCATTCCGTTCATGGTTGAAGTGGAAAATCAACCGCTGACGGCTGACCAACAGGCTAAGCAAGCTGCCGGACAATCGGTGACGCCGTTCACGCAAGTGCGCAAGATTCTGAACCGTGATGGCTCGATCCCTGGCATGGGCGGTGCCGCTCCGCAACAGCAGCAACAGGGCAACGGTCAGCAGTGGCAAGGCCAGGGCAACCAACAGCCCCAAGGCAACCAAGGTGGCTGGAATGGCGGTCAACAGCAGCAATCGCAGCCGCAACAAGAGCAGCAACCGCAGCCGCAGAATCAGGGTCAAAGCTGGCAGAACAACCAAGGTGGTCAGCAACAGTCGAATCAAGGCAATGGCAGCTGGCAACAGGGCAACAGCAATCAAGGCAAGCCCGCTTGGGGCCGTTAAACCGCTAGCTATTTGATGGGATAGCCCCTATGCTTCACCGGGCGTAGGGGCTTTTTCATAGGTGGTATATGGAATGCTTGATTCTTGAACTGCGATCCGAACCATACGAAATGGACGGTAAATGGTATCGGGACGTTAGTTATGTAGGTTGGGGCGTCCGTGGTTTCACTCGAATTAAATTCGGTTCTAAGAAATTGGCTTTTGAATGTCGAGCAAAACACAAGTTCCGAAAAGACGAGAAACACGAAGTAACTATGTTATGAAGAATAAATGCGACGATTGCGGAAGCGAAGAAATCGCATTTATTCATGATTCGCGTACTAAGCGAGAATGGCCGTATTTTTGGCATTGTATTAAATGCGGCGCACAGGTAGGTTGCCATCCGAATACACCAATTCCGTTAGGCCCAATGGCCGGTCGTCCAGTGCGAAGAAAGCGCGCAAAACTACACGCGCTTTTCGATCACATTTGGCAAAATGGCCTAATGACTCGCTCAGACGCATATAAATGGCTGGCGAAGTCTCTAGATTTAAATACTGACGATTGCCATATTAGCCAACTGTCACTTGAAGAACTGCAACAAGCGATTATTATTCTGACTACCCACAGAAATAATAACTATGCCTTGTTTGTACGCCGAAAGAAAAAGCATGTCGCAAAACGAATTGAGCAACGCGAACGACAGTCCGTTAAAGTCCACGTCAGGCGAAATAGTAAATCTCGACCTTTTAGCCAAAAAAGTAAAGCTGAGTATTGACGATCATACAGCCACAATTTACAATGATGGCTTCCGTTGGCATTTGGGAGCTTCGATTATTGGCGACAAATGCAAGCGCAAATTATGGTATACGTTTCGCTGGGTAGCTGAAAAGTCAGCCGATGGGCGCATGCACAGATTATGGAATCGCGGTCATCGTGAAGAGGAACGCCATATCGAATGGCTGCGCGGCCTGGGCTTCACGGTTCACGATAGGGACATTAATAATCCGCGTGCCGATGGAACTTTTCCACAAATAAGAATTCAGAATCTAGTCAAAGGTCATTTTGGCGGATCTGTTGATGGCGTGATTTTCTTTCCGCAGTCTTGGGGAATTGATGAACCGCTTACGTTGTCTTGCAAGACTAACGGAACCGGTGCAGGTTTTAATTCCGTCCTAAAGGATCACATTTCAGTTTCAAAACCGCAGCATTTCACTCAAGAAAGTGTTTACGGTAGGTCGCTTGGAATTACACATTCGCTCTATATTTGCGCAAATAAAAACGACGACGATTTAGCTATTCAAGTTGTCAAACTTGATTTTGAGTTAGCACGGCAAATGGAATTGAAGGCTGAAGAAATTGTATTTAGTCAAACGCCGCCCGCCAGACTTTCGGAAAACGCTAATTTCTTTGAGTGCAAAAACCTCTGCGAGTTCAAGGATGTTTGTCATTATCAAAAACCTGCTGTACGCAATTGCCGGTCTTGCGTCAAGTGTCGTCCTGTTGATGGTGCTGAATTCTATTGCGAGCAATGGAACGGTATTATCCCGCGAGACGTTGTACCGAAAGCATGTGGTGAGTGGCAATCTATAACTGTGGGCAATGACTAAGATTGTTCCTCACTATTTCCAAAAGAACGCCAAAGATGCAATATTTGATTTCCTAGCATCCGGCGAGCCTGGGAATCCTCTTGTCTGTATGCCCACAGGTACTGGCAAGAGCGTTGTAATTGCCGATTTCATTATCGACGTATTCAGATATTTTCCTGAAAAGCGCGTAATGATGCTGACGCACGTTTCTAAGTTGATTTCGCAGAATGCTGAACGATTACTAGAAATGTGGCCTCTTGCGCCTTTAGGCATTCATAGTGATGGGTTGGACCGACGCGATACGATGCTGCCAATTATTTTTGGCGGCATTCAATCAGTTTGTCCGACGATAGAAAAATTCCCAAGGGCTTTCGGAAAGATTGACGCCCTCTTAATCGATGAATCACATTTAGTCGGTGACGAGGAAAGTAGCCAGTATCTGAAAGTTATTACTGTGTTGCGAGCCATTTATCCCAAAATGATTATTATCGGATTTACCGCAACATGGTACAGATTGAAAATGGGCCTCCTTACGGAAGGCGGTATTTTCACAAAGATTATTTACAACATTTGCACTCGCGAATGGTTTCAACGTTTGATTGCAGAAGGCTATTTAAATCCTCTTGTGGGCAAACCAGCAGAAACTAAAATTGAAGGTATACGCGATTTGGCTATGGTCGGCGGCGAATTTAATCAGAAGAAAGCTGACGAATTAGTCGACCGTAGTGATATTATTGAAGCCTCTTGCAAAGAAGTTTTAGAGTACGGATGGGATCGCTACAAAATGATGGGGTTTGCATCAGGGGTTAAGAGTGCTGAACATTTAGCCGAAATGTTTTGTACTCTTGGAGCTAATGTCACATGCGTGCATTCCAAGATATCTAAAGCCGAAAACAAACGTCGCCTTGAGGCTTATAGCGCTGGTGAATACTGGGGGATCATCGGCGCCAACATGCTGACGACTGGCTACGATGAACCACAAATCGATATGATTTGCGATTGGCAAGTGACCACTAGTCCCGCTAAGCATGTGCAAAAGAACGGTCGCGGAACACGGATTTTAAGAGATTGGCAAAAGTATAGACCTTTCCCTAAGCAGAATACGCTTTGTCTTGATTTTGTGGGCAATACAGATAGCTTAGGCCCGATTGATGATCCAGTAATGCCGCGTAAGCCTGGGCAGAAAACGGGCGATCCCCCACCGATTAAAATTTGCGATGCCGTAAAGTTGAAAGCGAATGAAGGGCTAAAGAAAGAAGAATGGCGCGCTAATGGTTGCGGAGCATACAACCACGCATCAGTTAGATTTTGCTGCAATTGCGCTGAAGAATTCAGTTTTAAACTTCACGTAGAATCGACTGCTTATAACGCTGCTCCAATGAGCGTAGCAGAAGAAAAAATAATTGAACGAATGCCAGTGACGATGGCTTTCTATTCGCGACACGAAGGTAAAGATACGGAATTTGGAAAGAAACCGCCGACAATTAAAGCTGTTTACGCTACTCCGGTCAAATCGCCTCCGAAATATATTTGCTTTGAACATACCGGTAAAGCTAGAGGTTTGGCGCATAAATGGTGGTCGCAACATGCAGATACTCCGGCGCCTAATACTGTTGAAGAATTTTTAGAACGACGCGACGAATTGAAAGTTCCTAAAGCTATTCACGTTCATGTGAATACCAAATGGCCCGAAATTGTTTCTTATGAGTTCTGAATATGCAACGCCCTGAAGAACTATTTATTGAAAAGAAAATAGAGTTTCAAAAGCAAATTGTCAGAAATCATATTTGGCAATGCTGTTTGAATTGTGAGTATTGGACTCATTTAACAGTAATGACAGCGACGGAGCAATCCGAAAAAGATTTATGCGGTAAATTTAATGCCGTCCCGCCTGCCCATATTATTGTGCATGGTTGCAAAGATCATCTTGCAGACGTACCATTTTAAGTAAAGATTATGGCAACTAGACAACCACGCGCCCGCACCAAAGAGAAAGCCAAAACCGCTTCTGCTCTGCTGGATGCTCTGAAGTTCATCGCCATTGCTCAAGACTCAGAAGGGTCTAACTTTCAGACTCATTGCCGCATTTATGGTGGCACGATTACCGCATCCAATGGCGGTATTACTGCAGGTATGTACATTGACGAAGTGTTGCAATGCGCACCGCATACCAAAACACTTATTGCCGCTTTGGAAAAGTGCAAAGAGTCAATCGTAATGACTCTGTTAGATTCCGGGCGACTCGCCATCAAGTCGGGGAAGTTCGCCCCCAAGGTACCTTGCCTGCCCGTATCCGACCTACAGCCGCCGCAACCGGACAGCCCTGTGGCGAACATCACCGACGACATAAAAAAGGCTCTGGCGGCCTGTATCGCGGTCGCAAAGGACGGAGAGGCGCCTCCGGCCTGCGGCGTGCTTCTGAAAGCTAATACGGCGGTCGCAACGGATCGTCATATCGTCGTGGAAGCTTGGCACGGTATCGACTTACCGCCTGTGTTTTTGCCGCGTCAGTCTGCGGCAGCAGTTGCCAATTGTTCTAAGCCGCTAAAGTCGTTCGGTTTCTCCGACACTAGCGCGACGTTCTTTTTTGAAGATAATAGCTTTATCAAGACTCAATTATTTGAGAATACGTTCCCTGACTATGAACGATTCTTGAACGCTCAGACTACGCCGTACCCACTGCCTGCCGGTTTCTTTGAAGCTGTAGAAACAGTAGCCCCCTTCTGCGATAAGTTTGTTTTCTTCGATAATGGAAATGCTATGTCGCATAAGAATGCTGACGAAGCAACATTATACGAAATTGCGGGCGTGCCGGATAGAACGGCTTTCAGCTTAGATCAATTGAAAATTCTTCGTGCCCATATGGCCGATGTGCAATTCAAAGTCGGCGATAGGCAAATGACATATTTCTTCTCTGCTGATAAAATGGTCCGTGGTGCAATTGCAATGATTCATTATGGCGAAGCATGATAACTTTAATAGAAGATAGCAGCACTAGTTACAGGGCGCGTACATTGATAAACGCCAACAATGCCGATATAACTATTTCATTTGCCTACGATTTTGAAACGGCTGGTGAAAAACTAACAAAGTCGGCAGCTGGTAAAAAGTATATAGCAATTGATAAAAATCAATGCCATAAAACAGCAGCCGGAAATATAAGTTGGGTGTTAGGGTTGCGAGATTGCGCTACATTGAATATAGCGGGCAATGGGATATATACTTTAGCTAAATACGGCGTTACTCAAAACTTAGCCAATCTTTACGTTTATAGAGTAATCCAAGAGCTTTCACAGCTTTACAAAATAGACTCCATAAGAAGCGGCGGTCAGACTGGAATAGATACTGCTGGATTAGTAGCTGGGATCGCTTTAAATATTGACGTTATCGGACTATACCCAAAAGGTTTTAAACGTCGAAATTCTAATGGTGTGGATTTTCTTTCTAATGAAGAACAAATTAGAAAGGAACTTTTAGAAATGTCTAATATCATTTTATATGGCGAAGCCTAAATTCTTCGTTGATTCTGCCGGACGAGCATCGTCTAAGCGCGTAGCTCCAAAAATTGATAAGACCGCCGTTGCGCGGTCTTTCGTCCATATTGACTATATGACCGACGACGAGTTGCAATCGTTAGGCGGTTTAGGTCATACAATGATTATGGACATTGAAAGCTACCCTAATTATTTTCTGATCGGCTTTCGATGCGAAGAAAACGGCAAGTATGTTGACTTTGAAGACTGCCCAGGTCAATCAATCAACTTGCCTAAATTGGAATGGATACTCCGTAACTTCCGCCTGATTACATTCAACGGATGGGGTTACGATATTCCAATGGTGTTGCTAGCTCTTAAGGGGTACAACGCTGAAATGCTCAAATACTACACGAATAAACTTATCGTTAAAGTTGATGACGGTAAGCCTATGCGTGTTAATTGGCGTGAAGACTTCAATCTGAAAGTACCGGAATGGCTAGACCATATCGACTTGATGGAAGTTTGCCCGCTTAAAGGTTCGCTTAAGAAATACGGTGCACGACTTCATGCCCACAGATTGCAGGAGCTTCCATACGATCCGCACAAAACGCTGATGTATGAAGAGGCTATGAATGTCAAGAATTATTGCTTAGGTTCTGACATTCCGGCAACGTCGCTTATATTTGGTCAACTTAAAGACCAAATCAAATTGCGTTATGACTTGTCCAATAAGTATAACGTTGACGTTAGATCGCGGTCCGATGCTCAGATTGCAGAGGCTGTCATTCGTGCTGAAGTCAAACGCAAGCTTGGCAGGGACGTTAAACGCGCTCAACCGGCAGCAGGAACAAAATTCCGCTATCAAGCCCCTGCCTACATCAAATTTCAATCTGTGGGCATGCAAAGGCTGTTTGAGCGCATCAAACAGATAGATTTTGAAATCACCGAAGAAGGTAAGCTTTCCAATCCTGAAGAATTGAAGGAAATGGAATTTACTATCGGTAAAACTACTTACAAATTCGGTAAGGGCGGTTTGCACTCTAAAGAAAAGTGTCAAGCTTACAAAGCTGAAAATGGGTATTTGATTATTGATTCGGATGTTGAATCGTACTATCCAAAACTAATCCTTAATTCCGGTCTTTACCCTGAAGCTATCGGCCCTGTTTTCCTCGAAATCTTTAAAGAGATTGTCGATAGGCGTTTGACGGCCAAAACTAACGCAAAGATTGCTGAAGAAGAACTAAAGAAATTAAGTGAAAAGTTAGGCACTAAATTCAATGATCTATCTTTAATCTTTGAAGTTTCTCAGAGCGAAGCGGATGGTTTAAAAATTACCATCAATGGCACATTCGGCAAACTCGGCTCGCGTTGGTCTATTATGTTTGCGCCTAATCTTTTGATTCAAGTCACCATTGGCGGTCAGTTGTCGCTTGCAATGTTGGCTGAACGATTCGAGGCTAACGGAATTGAAGTTATTAGTGCAAACACAGATGGTATTGTTGTTTATTGTCACGAGTCGAAATACGAACTATTAAAAACTATTCGCGATCAATGGTGCCTTGAATGCTCATTCAAGATGGAAGAAACTCGATACAAGGCGCTTTATTCGCGCGATGTTAATAATTACTTCGCTGTAAAAATGGACGGCAAAGTTAAGCTTAAAGGTGCTTACTCGAATCCGTGGAACGATAAGAAGACGGCTATTTTTCGCTTCCACAAAAACCCAATGTCTACCATTTGCATTGAAGCAGCAGAGCAACTTATTACTGTGGGTACTCCAATTGAGCAAACAATTCGTCAATGTCAGGACATTAGCAAATTCGTTTGTGTGCGCGACGTTAAAGGCGGTGCCCACAGAAACGGGCAGTTTCTCGGTAAGCTGGTGCGCTGGGTCTATGCTGACGGCTACACCGGCGAACTAAATTACATTGAATCGGGTAACAAAGTTCCTGACACTGAGGGGGCTTTTCCGCTCATGGATTTACCTGAATCGTTTCCCGACTATATTGATTACGAACGCTACATAGAAAAAGCCCAGTCGATTTTATTCGACGTGGGCTTTTATAGAAGAACTGAAAAGACTAATTTATTTTAGGTAAATGATTCAAAAGTTATTCCGTCTAGCGACAAACCTGCCGCCGTAGCTGTAGATTGAATAAGAATTTGACCATCTGGTAACACTGCAATTGAAGCAAACGTATTAAATGCTGCTCCGGTAGGGACTGCAAATCGTTGAGTTCTGAATGGCCTATAGCCCGCAGGGAGTGTTCCTAAAAGCGTTCCGGTTGTAACGGTTCCATTTTTTATACAACCTGAAAGCGTTACCATTTTCCAACTCTTACTAGCCCTTAATGAACTACCGCTTTCAAATTCTACCCAACTATTTTGTAAAGTTATATCTTGCGCAACTTGACTCAGCCAAGGTTGCCAAGTATTACTATAACCTATTCTTATTGCTGGCATTCTAGTTAAAGCGCCAGCTTGGTAATCCCAGGCGATTTGCAATCCTATATCGTCTGCTGTTCTGACAGTTATTACAGCGCCGTCTAAATTGCCAGGAAAAGCGCTAGCCGACGTCATTCTATGTATATTAACACCAATCATAACATCGTTAGGATTGGCTGTGGCCGGCAATAATCCTAATACCCCAGGTAAAAATTTAGAGCGCAAATTAGGATATATCAATTGCGCCAATTTTGTATAAATTAGCGAATTCATTGGATTTAGAGGATGGATCGATCTACCATCACCTAAAACGTTATCGAACATTAACCCGGAAAGTCCGCGACTTTGATTCCAAATAGCGTAGGTGTCAAAGAAAGCGCATTGGTAATCGCGCGCTGCCTTTCTTACCACCTTTCTAACTTGTTCGTACCAACGCTCATCCCTAGCATTTGGTGTATCTGACGTCGAATTCGGCGTCATCAGCACAATAGAAAGGTTACCAATATCGCACCCGGCAGTGCCTCTTATTGTCGCTAAACCTTGTCGTAAGTCATTTTTGAAATCGGCAATATCTCTACGATTTGGGTAATCTTGGCCAGCGTCAACGGGCGCAGCAGAATCATTTTTAAGATATGCCGGATCGTTAATACCCCAACGCAAAATCAATAATTTGCCATTTTCAGCTAAATCGCCAGCTAAATAAGTAGTTCGCCATTGTTTAACATTTTTACCGGACTGACCTCTATTTACAACGGTTACCTTATATCCAGCTTCGGCAGCAAAAGTTAAAACTAAATCTTGAGGCAAAAATGGTGACGATGCGCTATCGCCGTAAGTAGTGCTATCGCCACTTAAAACTATTTTCGCAGAAGCTCCGGCAGATTGACCTCTAATAGCAGTGAAAAAAGCTACTAAATTTTCCTGTCCATAAATATGCTGAGCATAATCCGCTCTTAAATTAAGTTGTTGTCGACCGCCGGTTATAGTTTTCATGATTCGGCCCGGACCAGCGTCAGCGCCGAAATCATTAGTTGGTGCGGCACTTACATAAGAATCGCCTTCTTGTAAAAAGACTTCTTGGTGAAAATTTGTGAAAGCTGAATTTAAAGCTGACAAGTCATCAGTAGCGCTATCGACTTTCGCACCAAAATCTAACCTAGCGTCAACAAATTCGGTCACATCGCCATTCTTTAGACCTTGCACAACGCGAAATTTTGCCGTTTCAAAAGTTCCCGAAGTTGTAAAAGGGATTTGCGATCCAATCGGCGCATAGGCAACATTATTGTATAAAACAGTTTCTGTCGGATCATCCATCAAAAGACCGGACGCGTAATCAACAGGAACTTTATAACCAATTTGAGTAACTAGTTTTGCGAGAGAAGGATAGGTCGCACCCGAACGAACATGCACGTCAGTGGACGAATCCCCATTCATGAAAACGCCTAAATCGTCAGCGTCTTCGGAAGCATTAATTAATTGTTGTTTAGTAATCGGTTGATCGGCCATTTTAAATAAGTCCGTTAATGTAATCTTTGTCGTGCGAATAGAAACGCGAATCGTAATTAGCCGCTCGAATTTTTGAAGTGAATGCGTCTTGTGTCAACTTTTCAGTAACTAAGAAAGCGCGCTGCCGCGTGTCATCACTGCCCACAAGTATATATGCCGTCTTCGCATAGGCCCCAGGATCGACGCTGAGGGCTAGCCTAGGGGCTTGGGCTAGCACTGCACTATTAGGCGCGCTACCACTCGTTACGGCGATCCCCTCGACAGTCCCGTCTGAAAGTTGAAGGTATATCGTGTACGTTTTACCAGCTTCAAAAACAAGCTTCTGCGAAGTGAATACGGTAAGTCCAGACTGTGAAATTATTTCCCCATCTTGCGTATTAGGTCGCGTGCCATCAGAAACCAAAATTCTATCTGTAGGTATAGACAATTCAGCTTCTTGCGTAGCGTCAAATTCAATATTTAACGTTTGATAGCGTTGTTTTCTAAACGCTCGCCATGCTGTAAAATGAGCCTGTTTCGCGTTGCGAATGCCGACAGTTTCGATTTTGTTAGGATTAACTGCACTTCTATCTGTGGGCAAATAGAAAGTTACAACGGCATCATCAACAGGCGACACATATTCTAATTCAATACCATCGTAGTCTTGCAGGCTTCCGAAAGTTTGAGTTCTTTTCTCAGTTTTCGGAATTTTATTTCTATGGTTATAAAGAATAGTACTATCTTCAGTTTCTCTTTCAAAAGAACACTTAATTACGTTGCCGGTTCTATATGCCGTATTAAAAACGGCATTAGCGATCATTTGCGCAGTTTCTTCATAAGAAAGCGCGTCTTTATCGAATGTATACGCGAATTGTGTTGCGTCGACAGTGCCAAAATAATCCAGTGGTTGAGTATAACATTCATCGTAAATATTTGACAAATCTAATTCAGAAATCGACCGATTACCTATTTTCTCATCTAATGAAACATTCATTAAAATGTCAGCAGCGCGAGTAATTGGCCGCAAGTCCGAACTAAACGACGAACCGCCTAAATATTCATTGATATTTCTAGTGACTAATGTGTTTAATTTTCTCTCTTTCAAAGACAATGCTGCGGCAGTGCTATAAGTTTTAGACCTTACAACAGTAACATTATCAAAAGAATCATCACCCATTGGCTCAAATCCATACAAATCACGCCATTTTACCTCATCTACTACATTACCTTCAAAAGTGGTATTTTTAGGGCTCAATCTGACAGCTTCTACAGAACATCTACCCACAAACGGCGTGATTATTTTGAGACTAACACCAACTTGGTCAGTATTAACTGAGGAACCTATTAATACTGCATTGTAATAATACGTTGGGCCGATAGGAAAATCAGACGCATTGACTTGTGTAACAGAAAGCCTTATGCCTACTGATGTGCCTGTTTGTGTTGTGCCGTCATCGGTGTAAAGACCGTTTAATGCGACAAAATTAACAAGTATCCCTGTTCTAGTTGTTGAATCTAAAATAAATGGTCCGATTGCGTCTGTATCTTCTTGATTAAGTGCGGCGTAAGAATTATTGTAAGGGTTGCCATTCAAACTATTCCAGTTTGAATTTATTGACGCTGGGTTGTCTAAAATTATTTGTCTAGGTACAATAGACGAAATAGGGTAAGTTCCGTCTAAATTGTAAACAATTGTTCCGTTCGATACTATATATGTAACAGTATTTGACCTAATCGTTCCTACGGCAGTTCCAATACCTGTCCAATCATCATTAACAGCTGCCGGATTATTTAGCACAACAAGTACATACGTACCACTACCGGCTAAAGTAGCTGACACAACGTCATAAGTTCCATCAAGCTGATATTTATTTAAAAATTCAGGAGGGAACGCCTCCTCATCAATTTCGCTGAATGTCGCGCCTATCAATGTTAATTTTGATCCTGCGCTAAGCCCTGATGGAATTGAAGTTCGATTTATTCTTAATTCTGTAGGTGTAAGTGGAACCATATTGTCAGAATAATTATTCTGACTTGTATATTTCACGGCGCCGCTTATAGTTAAAGGTTTATTAGCCGCGAAAAAATCAACAAACGAACGAGGGTCGGTATCAGGAATTCTAATTATATTTGGATACTCAAATATCAAAGTTCCGTTACCAGAAAAAGCATTAGCTCCTACAGGTAAAAGGGTTTGCCCATTAACCGAATTAGATTTCGTTGTATATAAAAAATCTGTCGTTATCGGATCACCAACTGAAAAATAGGGAGAGCCTGAATTTACACTAATCGCAGGCTTATAAATTTCAACTGTCGAACCTACAATTTGAGAAATTGGAGTTTCGCCATCCCTAATATCGTGAATTGTATATTCGCCCCGCCCAATACACATTAAACAATTTTCAACATCTTTGCCATTTTCAAATTCGTTATATGGCGCTGCGATAAGGTCAGGTGTAGAACGAAGTTTTCCATAAATATCGGGAATGCGACCATTGGGGCGACCTTGATTGCTTCGGCTAGATAGCTCATTGTTAGGCGAATTCGATTGAGTATTACGAACGCTAACGTTAGGAATTTTAGGACGTAGCAAAATCGCAGCAGCGACAATAGCAACAGCCACAACCGCAAAAATAACCCAAGCCGCAGCTACAAATGCGGCAGGCGTAATAACAACATAAAATTCACCTTCTAACGAATTAAGAAATTCAATAGAAGAATCATCAAATGGTGTAACGTCACGGTCTTGACTAACTGATTCGTGATAAATGCGTGCGGTTTCAGGCCATTCATCAAAATATGTCATCAAAAAGTCAGAAACGTTTTCAACTTCGTGAATTTCATATTCAGACAAATCTAAAGAATTGCCGAAAATATTAACTGTCTTTAGCATGTCAAAAACGTTATTTTGGAAACGCCTAACGTAATGTCGTTAAGTCTGTCGAATCGCACTCCGCGATTTTCAGTAATGTGGAGTACTCGACCCCGCAAGAAAATGCCCACATGTGGAGGTACGCGAGGGCTTTGGAACAACACTATACAAGGGCTCTGCGGGCTATCCAAGCGCTTTAAATTGCGCCGTTCTGACTTGCTGACAAATCTTTCTTTAGGCGCTCTAAGGAATCCGTTTAGAGCATAGTCAATATCGTTTCCCGTCAAATCTAACCAAACTTCTTTGACAAGATGCGCACAGTTGTAACTAGCCTTATCGTATGAACGCGAGAAATATTTATCAACGCTCATAGCAAGCCTCTCAGTCCCGGAAATCTATCCAATTTATAGAGTTCGCCGGTTCTATTAATGTTTAGAGAAGGGGCTTTAGCTTCAAACGTAGAACCTTCGCCAGTAAATGAAATGCTGGATATTTCAAGCACCAGCGGTCCGAATAGAACCGAAGTCAAAGCGTCGGACCTAAAACTACGATACTTCAAAACTGGTTTCACAGTTTGAGTATCTGCCGCAAGTACACGATCAATTTCCGATGGCAATATTTCGCCTAAGTCACCAAAGCTAATATTAAATCCTTGATCTAAATCGCCTTTATTGCCAATAGATTCAATTTGCAGCGGGCAATAGTCGTGAAAATAACTTTGGCCGTTTTCATAAGTTACCGTAATACCTTTAGTCGCATTTCTAACCACTCGATAAACTTGACTGAAATCAGGATGGCTTATTTCTAGACATTCAAGCCTAACGATGCGCCCAGGCGCCCGCAAAAAGAATTCGGAATAGGCACTCATGCTACTGTGGGCAGATCAACATTAACTAACTTCTCAAGCAAAAGTAACGATTGATAAGCTTCATCGATAGAACCAAAACCGTCCATAAGATCGACTAAAGATTGATCGTCCACGGCATCATCCGTTGGTGTAACTTCAAGTTGAGAAGCAACTACAAAAGTTTGCCCTTGTTGAGAAACAAGTTTAAATGTGTCCGGCATAAACCAACAATCGTGCTCGGTCAATGTTGGATAATCCAGATACAAATCTAACTTGAACGGTTCGGAATCACGATGAAGAATATTGTAAAATGCACGCAAGTAACGATAATTATCAGGGCCAACCGTCCATTGACAATTAACCATTCTAGTAGCGTTTAAAATGTCTACGCGATATTTACCCGCGCCGCCGTCAAGTTGGGTTCTATTAACTTCACTTCCGTCCGTAACGGAATAAGAAGCTTGGTCCGGCGGTAAATTTAATTTGTGTGCCATATTAGCTTCTGCGGCTGACGTTAGTATTAGTGGACATAGACTTTCGAGTTCTAGAATTCGGGTTAGCCATATTGCCCGCCGTCACTTGGTCAGTTTCTGTTGCAACAACGTCACGAGCAATTAAACGCACTTCGTCAGCGGTAACGCCTTGAACTCGTTGGTAGCTTTGCGGAGTACCGTAATTTTCAACAACAACATTCACATCATTTCTAGCAGTACTAACAGTGCTGCCGCGAGAGCCACCTGATAATCCAGAAGCGCCGGAACGTAAAGCTTCAAGATTAGCAACACCAATGCGATTCGTAGCGGGAGCGTCGAAAACGAATTCCTTGCCGTGAACAATGCCGGCAGGCTGATTAGCTGGCATGTTACCCGTATAGCCGCCTGACATGAAACCAGGAGCCGACGAGAGCGCCGCGACCGATTCGGCAATGCCTGTCGTCGCCAGAATGCCCGCAGCGGCCGCTGCGGCGTTAGTGCCCAGTGTAGCCAGCGAGGCCAGCGCAGCAGCAGGTGCCCAAGCCGTAGCAGCAGCGGCAGCGGTCGCCGTAGTAGTAGCTACCGTAGTCGCGGCAGCGGCAGCGGAAATAGATTGACCTAAAGCAGCATTCAACGCATATTGAACACCTAATTTGACGAGTGAGCTAATTAGTCCTGCTACAGCTTCTCTAGCAACATTACCTAAAGCATCACCAAGATTTTCAGAGTAGACAATCGCTCTGCCCACAGAATCAGCAAAGCCGTCATTAAATTGCGTAAAGAAATCGCCGAAACTATTAGACAGTCCGGTAAGCATTCCTTGATACGATTGAATGACTCGACCAAGGGAAGACAGTGCTACATCATCTAAATTCGCACCCGGCATTTGCAGACGCACATTTGCAGCAGCAACTTGTAATTGAACAAGTTTGGCCGAATACGCGTCAGCGTTTAATAAGCCTTGTTGATATGCTTTGTTAGTAGCGTCGGTTTGAACTTGCAGAGATTCAAGAGCACCTTTAGTTTGCTCATAAATCGTATTTAGTTCACTCTGTAATTGTTTTTGCTGACGAACAAGAACAATTTCTTCAGTCAGAGCAGCAATTTGCTTTTCACTTAACGGTTGTCCAGCCGCACGAGCAGTATTAATAGCTTGTTGTAACTGAGTTTGATCCTGTAATGCATTTCCTAAGAATTTAGTTAACGCCAATTCATCGCGCAACCCTTTATTGAAATCAAATAATGGATTAACGGCGCGTTGTAAAGCATCGTCAGCAAGTAAAACTTGTTTATTATATTCAGATTGATTAATTACTTGATCTTTAAGTAATTCGTCGGAAGCTTTTACAGCAGCGTTGTAATTTTTCTGAGGTCCGATAGCCTCATTGTAAATTCTATTGCGTTCTTGCGAAAGCAAATTCATATCGACAATTCTGTCAATATATGATTGGACTGATGCTTTTTCAGTATCCGTAAGCTTAATTTTGCGACCGATGAAACTTTCTTCGATACGATCGAACATTTCTTGTTTTTCTCGTTCATCGCCGAGCATTTCAAGAAGTGTTAATTCATTTTGAAGTTGCGCCGTAACCTTAGCCAATGCAACAGCCCTATTTTCGGCTGCTGTTACATCTTTCTTTAAATCTTTAGTTTTGGATTCGGTAGTCGCTAATTGCGCCGCGCTTCTATTACCTGTGGGCATAGAAGAATTGCCAACAGGTGTACCGTCAGGGTTCGTCAGAACGCCAGACGCTTTACGCGTACCGCCGAAAGAATCGAAATATTTAACGAGCGGTCCCGCGCCGGAATTAGCCATCCATTCGGGTGGCTTGAAATTAGTTAGCTTGTCTAAAAGCGACGCTAAACCTTCAAGCAACTTTCCTAATGCAGCAGTCGCATTTTGAATTGGGCTCGAATTATCTAAAGCGCCAGTGAACCTAGACCACGCATTACCTAATTCATTAACCGACTTTTGGAAAGGTGTAAGCGTTCTATTCGACAGACCGCCGATAGATTCATTAAGAGAATCAAGAATTAATTGTTGTGCTTGAGCAGTCTTACCCGCTTTTTCCAAAGCTTGAATTGTCTCAAACTGCTTTTTAGTTAGAAAACCTAAAGCCTTATCAAGCTTTTCGGCACCCTTAAGCGGAGACTCTAAAGCATCGGCAAGAAACTTAGCCGCTTTCGGCGCATCAGTACCTAGCGCCGTAGCCAAGTCTGAAACCTGTTGGCTAGCTTGCTCAAGAATTGGTTTGCCGATAGTTCTAACTTCTGCAAACGCTGCAATAATTTCAGTAGCGGCAGTCCGGCCCACACCCGGCAGAAGTTCTAAGCTCTTGCGAAGTTGACCGATGAAAGTTTTATCTACGTCGATTCTTCCAGTAGCCTCAAATTGCGCAGCCAATCCGTTAAGTTCGCGCATACGGCCTTCAACAACCGCCATTGCGCCACCAAACGCCACAAAAGCAGCCGTTAAAACGGTCGTCGGATTAATCATCGCGACTAATCCAGAGGTCAACGCACGAGCGGCGGGACCGATGCCGCCGAACATATCTTTTAATTGTCCGCCCTGTTGCAACAGAACAGTAAGCGGACGCTGGCCGCCTTGAAGCGATACGACGATATCTGTAATTTGGGCCGGAACCCCGCGCATAGCCGCCGCGTATTGCTTCGCAGAGAGCCCGGCACGGTTAAATGCCTTCTCTTGGTTCTTCGTAGCCTCTTCGGCCTTCTTCTGAGCATCTGCGGCTCGCGTAGCGCGTTCCTGGGCCCTTTGCTGGGCATCAGCCAGCCGCTGAGCCGCTAGAGCCGCCTTAGACTGCGCCGCAGCCGTGGCAGCGGTTGCCGCGTTCAAGCGCTCTTGGCTAACGGCAGCTTTGTACGCGGCATCATCGGAACGATGTTGCGCAGCGGCTAATCGTTCGTTAGCAACCGCCAATTTATCAATTGCGGCAGCCGACTTATTAAGGGCATCAAATCGGCTAGTTAAAGCGGCAAGACTTTTATACGCATCCCGCGCATTGTCTGCAATGGCTCGAATCTTAGGTGCAATTCCAGAATCTACACCGTCTTTAATTTCAATAACGATTGATTCGTCAGCCATATTACCTCAATTTTGTATTTCTAACTACTAATATAGTAGCTTCAACGAATCCCGCAGGTGCTTGTTTAGAAGAACCTGAATTCAAATCACGAATATACGGAGCGTTATTAGATAGATAAATTGTTTGCCCCGGCTTTTTCGCTTCAAGATTTTGTTTGCCCACAGATATAGCTTGCCGAGCGGAAGCCGAAGCTGTGTAACCTAAATAGCCAGGGGCGTAAGCATCAATGAAACTTGTAGCCGGATATCCGATTGAAATTTGCCAGTTTGAAAGCGCCGTAGACGTATCTACAGGAGTGGTTTCAACAAGTCGCGTCAGCGCCATCAACGCAACTTTTTTCGCAGCATCCGACGCGACTTGTTTAACCTCTTTAGTCTTTTCGTCAAGACTATTGGCTAGATCGTTTAGAGTCCTGGGCAATTTTTGCACTCACTCGCTTAACGTGTGCGCGGTCAACTTCTCTAATGATTTCGCACAAATCGGCTATTTCTAGCTTAGTTAGAGAGTGCCAAACGCCATATTCTCTAATTTTACTTGTGGGTATACTGGCAATACCCATACTAGCCGGACGTTCGCTATCCAAATCAAAAAAGGCTTTTACGTAAAATTCTAAGCCTGGGAGAAGTTCGGGAGCATTTAAAACAAAATCGGGGATCGGAACGCCATTCATTCGCGATTGTTGAATAATTGACTTTTCATTATCCCCGTGTAATGCTAAATATTCCAGAACCTCAATTAGTTTTTTGCCGCTGCCTCATTAGAGTCAACGCGGTAAGCGGCTTCGTCGGTAGCCATGCCGAGACAGCGATTGTAGACAGTGCGCAAATCTTTCAGAACTTGGTCAACATTGTTAACCGTAAATTCAATAGGTGCGCCGTTTTCGTCTTGCATGTAATCCCAACCCGCAATGCAGCCTTCGGCAAAAGAAATACGTGCGAGTTCGGCCTTTTTATCGTCAGAAACTTGACCAAGTTCCAATTGACGGGCAATAGGCTTATTGTGTTTAGCCATCGCCTTATTGTGTTCATCGCAGCCAACAGGGCGAACGTAAATTGTGGGCACCGTGCCGTCATTATTCGTTGCATCAACAAACTTAACCGGAACGCCGTTACGTTCTTTTTGTTCGTCGGTCTTCAGCTTATACAATCCATTCATTTATATAATCTCCAATTGCTTTCGGGTATGAAAAAGGGCCGCCTAAGCGACCCTTTTAGTTTACTACAGGATTCCGGCTTAACTCACACCGGCATTGCCAGATTAGGCAAATAGGGGAAGTTTTCATAAGACATGGTGTAACCGTAAGAGTTTTGCGCACCATTACTTTCCAGAGGCAGCATAACAGCTTGGTCTTTTTCGACAGTAACGCGACCGCCACCTAAACCGAGCAGCGGAATATCCCAAATGAAACCAGCATTCTTAGCTGCCGAAATGATGTTATAGCTAACGTCAGCATTATTCCGAACTGCCTTAACTGCGGCAACCGTAGTGAAATAAGCAGTGATCGAGCCACCCACTTCAAAGTTACCGAAAGTCACATCGAACGCACCCAACACACCAATTGCCTTGTTCGGGCTGGCATTGTTGTTAATCGTAATGGTCGCTTCCGTGACATATGCGAATAACGAAGTCGGATTAGACGATGCCGGGTCTTTAACCGTCAGCTTAACTCGGAACACGTTGGAAGTAGTGTTGAAAGCGTCTTCGCCAAGCGAAGCTACCCGCGTACCGGTTTTGATAAGGTCGCCAACGTCACCAGTTCTAAACGCGTTGTTAGCTGCCACAAAGGTCAGATCGGTAGTCACCTTATCGGCTTGCGGGACATTCAAGGTCAATTCATTAGGAATTGCACCTTCAAGGTATTCCGCTTGCGTGCTATTCGCACCGAGTCCCAATTGCCGCTCAAGATTGTACGAACGCGTTTTAATAAGCGATGGCGATTGTTCATTGCGAATCGTAGTGCCCACATAAAAACGAATCGTCTTGCCGGTGCCGCTTTCGTTAACAGGCGTCCAAGTAGTATCGTCAAACGTCAGAGATTTAGCAGCAATAGACTTAATACGTGCATAGCCTGCGTTATTAGCAAAACGATTAGTTGCCGTATCGTCGCCGAGATAAATCCACTTGCCCACAATAAGATCGGTCATTGTGGTGAAATCAGCAGACGTAACGGTCAGAGAAGGCAGACCACCGACAACCGCGATATTCGCATCGGCGGACGCAAGTTGATAGCCGACACGCTCCAGCTTAGCGGCGGCGGGCGGAGCGGCTTCAGCAACTAGGGTTTCCGAAACGGTCACAGTGGTAGCTGTCGCAGCCGTAACAGTCTTAACGCCGTTGTTAGTAGTCGTGGCGAAACCGGAAGCCTTGATAAGTTGGTTAGCACCAAACACACCTAAACCAGCGGCGGCGGTATAAGTGTTAGGGCCAGTCGTTGCACTGGTAATCGTAACTTGAGTACCGTTCAAAGGCTTCGTGCTTGCCGGTTGACGAGCATCCGCAAAGAAGAAGCCTTGCAGCAGACGTGTCAGGTTATTTTGCGTGAAGTCAATATTGAAGCCGCCTGACGCATCCAAATCCGTAATGGTGCCCTTCTTATTTTGACGGCTAGGGTCAATAGGCGAACGAGCAACAGTCGAAATTTCGCCTCCGAAGTCAGAATAGCTATTCGGTTCCAAGCCATACCAAGTAGGGTCAAATCCGTCAACGCCTTGAACCGGCAGAATCTTATAGCAAATTTCTTCGGCAAAAGCTAAGCCGGTGATATTAGACTTGATTGTGTTAATTGCGCAAACCATTTTAGCTCCTAGCCAATTTCTTGATAATCGTATTCAGCAACTACGTTAATTCTATTCCAGGCAGTTTCCGGCGGTAATTCTTGCCGACGTACATTTGTGAATGTCATGCAATCGACAGTCTGTTTACCGCGATAGGCTTTCAGGACTAAATCAGCGACTGCCACGCCAAAAGCGTAATCCTGTGGGCGAGCGCGGGGGATGAACACCTGAACGAATAGCAAGCCCCGTGTAGTGTATCGCCGCTTCAGGTCGTTACCGGCTAAAGTTGCCTGCTCTTCCAAAACTGTCTGTTGCGATAAGCGCATCCACAATTTATCTACCGCTGGCGTTGGTTCTTTATCAACGCCTTGATAAACATATGTGGGTTCATATCCCAACAAAGTCTGAATGCCAGGCTTAGCTGAATTTAACTGCCCGAATATCTGATTCCGAGCGGTAACGTAATCTAACATTACTTTTTCGGCTTTTCTAAAGCTTCGGTCGGCTTATCTTCAGTTTGAACAATGAAGTCTTTGTAAACTTCAGGAACAGCACCAGCAACGCCAACATTAGGAATAATAGGGCCGTTCAAATCCACTTGACGAAGGCTAATATATTCAACAAAAGCACCTTTGTCGCGCAAAGCGTCAGCAGCCTTAATTTCGTCAACAGTCGGAACGTCTTCGCGGATAAAGAAAAGAATTTGCTTTTTCATATTACTTATTTACAATGATCGTCCATAAAATCTTCTGCCCATTTGGACTTAGAAGGTCGATGCTCTCAATACTTAACGGTTTGCCATCGCGAATAATTTGATCCTCTTTAGAAGGCTCAAAATTGACAGCGCCCATCAATCCGTAATACGATCCAACAGCTATTTCAGGCGCAACGCCTAAAGACATTAAAAACTTTCGACCTTGCAAATCTAAAGGTAGAAAGCAAATATAAGGTGTGTATGTCGTCGTGCCAGTGCCCACAGGTAGCCAAGGCTGATCGGTATCTAAAATAGCTTCCGTAGTTTTCAGCCATTGGACTTGCTGCCCATTCTTTTTAATTAGGCGCAATGCTGTTTGAATCTGACGGTCAAATTGTCCCATTTAGAACCCAAACCAAGGCGAAAGCTTATAGCCACCGTCAGCAATAATCAAATACGGGCCGAGATAATTCGACAAAGCGCCAAAATAACTTGCAAACTGTGGATACTTGTCAGAATACTTAGTAGTAATCGGACCGACAGTTTCTTCAGTAATTGCACCAGTAGTGCCACCTGTGGGCAGTAATTCAACACCTTGCGCAATCAATAATGCAGCTTGGGCTTGAGCATTCTTAATATCATTAGGAATCACATTTATCGCAATGTCATACCCATCGGCCCTAACACGTTTTCTAGGCCACTTTAAAGCTTGTGTACCACTCGCCTTAATACCTTGATATGGTTGCGACTCGATAAAAGGCATAGCTTGAAGAATCAACGACTTGACTTCTTCAGGGTCGGCAGGTAAATCGACATTCATATTTTCCGCATATTGCTGGAAAAACGGAACGTCGATATAAGTATTTGCGTTAGATAAACCTGCGCCAGTTTCGACAATTAGAGTTATAGCCATGTCGGATTAGTTCCGTAACGTGTCAAAATAGACGCACCGCCAGAAGCCTTAGCGAAAATGCCAGTTAATTGCGAAAAAGATTGACCGTAAAAAGATTGACCTAACCAATTATCACTCTTAACTAATAATTGGTATGTTTTCTTAGCGCCAATACGATCGTCAGATTCGCTAGTAATCGGGCCGCGACTTGCGCCGCCTTGGCCCGGGTACTTGTCCAACCACGCAAGATGCGCTGCGAAATACACAACGCTTAAATCTTGCGTCTCTTGAGAGAAACTAGTAATCTGTTCTCCGATAAAAATAGACGCGGTATCAAACCACGCCGAAACAACGTCGTCGCTTAAATTGTTAAATTCTCGCGCGACTTGCCGGAATAGTTCTAACCGCGTCATAAATACCCGAGATTAAGGAGATTACTTATTGAGCATTCCAGCCCTTGCCGGAAGCCGTTTGTTTCGTAGTCTTTGCAGGCTTTTCCTCTTTAACATTCTTCTTGAGTTCAGTTTGAACTTCCGAAGGTTCTTCGTCAGTGAAATCTAACCAAAGGTCAGCTTTTACAGTAGCACGGTTAATACCTTGCGCGTCATCCAAAACCGCTTTAACTTCGCCCGGAAGAAAGAATAACGCACCCATCATAACGGGACGCGTTTCGGTAATGTTTTTAACGTTGAAATACTTCAACTCTTGCACTTCATCAGCCATTCGATAATCTCCGTAAAAAGGCCCTGAGTGCCCACAGAATATGGACGCCCAGGGCCAGTATAGCGCGCTAGTTAGATACCGGCGCCGATAGCCATGGCCAGCGGGTAGCGGACCACCACGCCGCCAACGCGCGATTCGCAGGGCACCTTCCACGACAGGTTATTAGCCTGCGGAGGTTGCTCGCTGAACGGCATCGGGATAACGAACTCGATATTCTCCAAAGTGCGTTCAATAGCGACCATCAGGTTTTGACCTGCATAACCACCGACAGTAACGTTAGCCAGTTCAAGATAAGTCTTGATCGTAACGTTTTCGTTATTGTCCTTGAAAAATTGCAGAATCGTAGTATCGCTAGTGCCCGAGCGCGGAACGCTATTAATGTAAGTCGATTGGTTCAGTGGCAACCACAGTTCAGTAGCGCGGTGAACGCCAAGCGATTGGGTCGTAACTTGGTTAACAATGCCGTTCATATCACGAATGATTTGATCGGCAGTCTTAGTAGACCAAGCCTTAGACGCGCCAGTACCGTCAGCCGGAACGGTGTATTGCGGAATATTGGCATTCGTCAGGAAACCCGGCAAACCGGCAACCGTATCGCCATACCACGCAATATTGTGGGCAGCGATATCGTTACCCTTCTTCGCCATAACCGCCTTTTCAGTGCGGAGGTTCAGACGGGAAGCGGCAGCAGCGCGAATTTCAGCGGTAGACCAACCGTAAGCAATACCCAGCGAACGAACCGGGTTCGTGAATTGGCGACCGTTAACACCGACCATCGGCAGGTCATCGGCATAAGAAGCGATGATCTTAGCCAGACCGGTAGCGTCGTACATAGTGTACGTGAACGTTTCGGCCCATTCGGGAACTTCGGTGTCAATCGGGAACGCTTGGAATGCCGACAGCGGAGGACGCTTAATGTCGTAAATGCGACTGCGGACATACTCCAATTGACGAGCAAAATAAACTGTTTCGTTAGCATCCTGACGAACGCCATCAACGATATCCAAGCCGCCCATACCGGCATTTGCTTGGAACGTAATCGCGTTTAAGTCAGCGTCGTATCGTTGTTGTTTGGTAGTCATAGATTCCTCTAATTAGGCGACGTTGTTGATTTCGAGAATCGCCAGACCTGCGGCAGTCGTGCCCGTCACAAAACGAGTTTGAACCAACACGGTAGCTTCCACACCCGCACCGACTGCGGTATCATCCCAGTTGCCGGTCGCAAGGATAAAGTTTGCAGTTGCACCAGCAACCACAGCGCTATCCACTTGAACAACAATGCGACCCTTACGCATAACCGGGACAGTCGCCTTATCAGCGTATTGAACAACACCGGCAGAAGTTTGCTCGATAGATTGCGACAGGACCGAAATGCCGAAAATCAAAGCACCTTGACCGGCAGCCGTAGATGCTTGAACGCATTGACGTTCCGGGTTAGTGCCGCGACGAACAGCCTTGGCGATACCGACAACACCTTCGGCAGAGTAACTGTCAATTTGACGAAGCGAAGTATCGGCAATATTGCCTAACTGGAATCGGTCGTTATATTGAGTAATAGTGGTTTGCACGGCAATTACCTTTCTTATTGAGTGCTGGCCAGATGCTTTTTATAAGCGGTCTGTGCGTCATCTTCGTCAGCGTCATTTCGTGCGCCAGACTGATTACCTTCACCGCCACCGTTAACAGCTTGACGTTGCTTTTTGTTCGCTTCATCCTTGCGAGAAACAACAGCGATATCAAACATAGCTTGGATGTAGTCGGCCGACTTGCCATCAAGGTTCGCATCCTTATTAAAGGACTTGATAACAGCAGCCTTAACTTCGTCGTCAGTCTTACCGGCAGTATCGACTTTGAAACTTGCAGCAACCTTATCCAGTTCGGCGCGCAGCTTCAAGCTATCGGCAGCATCCTTACGGGCCTTTTCCAGTTCGGCAGGGAACGAATCTACGCGAGCTTGCAGCGCGTCCTTTTCAGCAGTCGCCTTAGCGACAGCAGCTTGTGCAGTCGTCAGGTCAGCAGTAATCTTAGCGGCATCGGTTCGCAGCTTTTCGACAGCTTGAACAACTTCCGCAGGCGCTTCATACTCGATACCAGTATCTAAGCGAATTTTCGGCATTTGGTTATGCTCCGTTTCATTTTCAATAACTTCGTCCGAATCCATATTCAGACGGGCTCTAGCGCCTGCGCGCCCACTTTTCACAATCGACAAATGGTTGACTCGAATATTAAGCTGTTCAGCGTCATATCGTTCGCCATTCCATTCGCCGGGGGTTTCGTCTAAATCAACATCATATCCAGCAGACAAACCGCGACGGTCGCCCATCTTATCCGGCTGGTGAATAATGATATCGGTTCTAACAAAATCGCCATCCTGACGCCCATCGGATAAAATTGTCCCAACGGAATGTTTCCCAACATCCTTAGCCGAAACTTTACCCTTTGGATGATCTACGGTAATTGGCTTACCTTTGAACGAATTCAGCGAATCGGCCTTAAATACTTCTTCGGGCCTACGCAATTCGCGTCGTTCACTACCGTCAGGGTTACGATAAATCAGAATGCCAGTTCTAGCGACAATCGGAGAGTCTAAAATGAATCCCTCGTCAGTTCGCTTGACCGATATTTCCGAATAATCAAACCGCGTTTTAGGCATGGCGCAGAGTATATATCACACCTGTGGGCTTATCGCCTGAATTTAGGTCTAGCCTTGCAACGGCACCCATCAGCCTCACCCGGTGCTCCACCTTCAGGGGGATCGTTCCAATTAAATGTTTTGCCTTCGCGAGCAAAATGCGAAGGTCTGGCGCGTGGATATAAGCCTGTAGGATTACCGCGTACTTTTTCGTCACGCATAGTAATCCATTCATATTCATTTAAATTAAGCGAAAGTAATCTACGGCGTTCCAATTCTGTATTAACTTGAGAGACTTGATCTTTAGCAGTTCTTCCAACTTGACTAGCTGACTTTTCAGTTTTTTCTGTAAGTATTTCTGAAACAGCTTTTACAGCAGTACCCACAGAAATACCGCGCTTGATTATAAGCGCTAGATCAGAAGCAAGATTGTTGACAGATTTATCAACGTAGATTTCCTGAGTATTTACCCAAGTGTTTTGTACTTCTGGCAAATAAACTTCTTCTCGGAAAACGTCAGCGGTTTCACCGAAATATTCTAAAAGTTCAGGATATGGGCTAGCCAATACGCCAGATTTTGAATAATCGGGTAATGTCAAACCTGTACCACTTTTGACTACTGCTCTAAATTGCTTATCGTTAAAAGCATTAATTAAAGCAAAATATCCGTAGTAATTGCGTCGCTTTTCTTGCTTCTGAGTACGCCACCAGTCTATAGTCTGTTCAAGCGCCAAATCTGCCGATTCTTGTAGCCAGGGAAGCGCCTGTAAGCGTGCCAAAAACTCCTTACGCACTGCCGTAATGGAATTCTCTAAAAAGCGGCTGTAGCGCCGCTCATAGTGGTGAGGTGAAAGCCACTCTTTGAATTGAGGCATTATTTACTGCCCACAGGTGCAGGATTGCTTTGGCCGGGTTCCGGTGCAACCAATTTCTGCCCAGGGTTAAGCGTGATCGGCTGAATAGGATCGGCGGTAGGTTCTGGCGCATCGCCTTCAAGTTCGTATTCTTCCCGAATGATTTCACGAATTTCATTTTCATCAATAACGCCAGCATTCATATAACCCGTAAGCGTTTCCATACGGGCTTTTTCGGCTTGAGCCTCTTTCAATTCAACATCAGCTTCTTCAGATTCAGAAGGCGGGTTTAATGGGCAAAATTTAACCGTATAATCGCCGCCGTCGTAACCTTCGATAGTTTGAATAATCCAAGACACCATTTTGTCTAATGGTTTCTTAAGCAATTGAATTTGCCATGCGCCAATTTGAGTTTGCCAGCTATCTTGTGTAGACTTATTGCTATTATTCAATCCACCTTCAGTTCTACCCACAAGGATATAGCCTGGAATGCGCGTATTCATTGAAACCGCTTCTTCGTTTTTAGAAACAATTTCTTTGACGCCAGTAATGGAAAGCGATTTAACGTCGTAATCTTCTAACGTATCAATAACAACCATATTGTAAATACCGCGAACAGTATCAACAATATTAACGCGTTTGGTAACTTGTTCCTCACCACCAGGGCTAGCAACCAAATTAGAAAGATCGGGAATCTTATGGACCGCCTGTTGCATTTTAGATAATGCCTCGACGGACAGTTTATAGGCAGTATCCAATCTAATCACTTCTTTGAAGCAATTCTGAATAACCGAAGCGCCCCAACCTTGATTAGATCGACGCATATTATTGGGAATAGTCTTGCCGTCGAAAATCAAAACGCGAGACGAATGAACTAGATATTGCCCTGTTCCGGTAGTCGGATTAATTTGCCAAAGCTCTACCTGTCCGAAACGTTTATCGGACGGATCGTCAAAATACGTGTATGGTACACATTCGTCCTTATCGTAAACACGCATAAACTCAACGTCAGTTATAGACTCTTCGTTAAGTTCATCCTCAAAAGTTCCGCCGTCCATTAAGCCGACAACAATAAGTCCACCGCCAAAAGCATTCCGCCACTTAATAGCCGTAGCAAAATGAGTCATTACATCCAGTTCTTCAAATTTAGATTGAACTTCTTGCTGTAATTCTTCATCAAGCTTTTTAAGCTCGAATCCGGCACGCGTCATTTCTTCGGCAGGTACGTCGCAAATCGTTCTAAAGATGCCGTTATGAATATAAGCGGCTTCTAGCATCGGACGCGGAATAAGGCTAGCGCCAAGCATTTGTTGCTCAGCGCTATAATTCATCATGCGACCGCGAACATTCTGCGGTACAAGCGCATTCATGTAACCAGCATCAACTCTAATTGGCTTTGCTTTACGTTTTGTCATATCAGATTTTCAATCTTGAATCCGGTTTCAGGTGCAAACGCCATTACAAACGCGTCGGCCAAATTAGGAGACTTGACGCCGCGTTTCTTCATATCCTTTTTGGATTCAATGGCGACTTTACCGTTACGCAAATCGCGCCTAGGCTGCGATAGCTCCGCGCACAGTTTAGCGCAGTTGAGTAAAGTGCTATCAATACTTATGAGCTTTTCCTTGTCATAGGGCTTGCCCTGCAAAGCGTCATACGTATTTTTGAAACGGTCACGAACTAACCACCAAGCTTGAGCCTTCAAATCGACAAACATATCTTTATTCAGTTTGCCGGGCATATATTCCATTTCAGGATTTAGCGGCGATTCGTTAGCAGTGAAGCCTCTATACTGTGGGCACTTTTGCTTAATTGTCAATTTCGCTTTTTCTTCACGAATAGCACCTTTAGCGCCAGCACCTACGCCAATATTGTCATATGTGACAGTATCCATACCCATTTGAAGAGCATTCGTAAATACGAAACGGGCGGCTGTATTTGGATCGTCATCCTTCCATTCTTCAGCACCTAAGACTTGGAAACCGTGACGCCAAACGAAGGCGTTTTTATCCGGCCCCTCGTCCGCTACGTCAAAGCCCGCCATCCAACCCCCTGTAGGCTCTATGCCGAGCTTGGAGGCCGCATCTAGAGCCGCCTGGACCCATACGGGCTTGATGACAGCAAGATCGCTGTTGCCCACAGGTTCACCTTCGTAAACGTGTAGGTATAAGTCGTAATCATTTTCTCGCATTAACTCCATGTCTTTGCGGAGCTTTTCGGGAAACCTTGGGTTGTCGGTGTAATTGATTTTCTTGCAAACGCAATAGCGTTCGCCAAATTCATCATAATCGGGAAAGCGCTTTTCTCTTTCCGTGACGAACATTACGTGAGTAGGGGAAAGAATTTCAAATGGGTTATAAGAAACCCATAGCTCTGAATCGTCTTTACGTAGCGTCGGAATTAAGAACTGCCAAGATTCATCAGAAACGTTTTCAGCTTCTTCAACCCAAAAACAATCGTAACCGGCATAACCTTTAAGTTTCTGCTGATTACGGAAAAGGCCGTCGAAATTAATTTTACCTGAACTATATTTATGTCTAATTGAGTTACGAACAATAATGAATTCGTGACCAATATTCAGACGTTCGATTTCATCTATGAATTCTTGATAAACCGAATCGTCAAGTGATTTCATCACCTCGCGAAAACACGCAACCCGCCAACCGAAGAATCGAACGTTATTCAATAATAATGTTACAAATGTGCGCGTCTTAGCGCTGCCTCGACCGCCGTAAGCTATCTTATATGGCGCAGGCTGAAGATATTCTTCAAATACGCGGAAAACTTGTGTTTTGTGGAGTTCGTCGTCTTGATACTCCACATCGCCGATAACTACACTCATTTGTCAACGATTTGATAAACCGGAACTTTCGGCATAGTCTTTTTATTACCGTCGTCACCTTCGCCCTGCTTAGGAATGTAGTTAAGCATTTCGGCAATTAGTCTTGAAGTAGCGGCTCTATCTTTTGGTGCAGTTCTTTCGTTCTGAACAAGTTTCCACATTTCGACAATAACTTGTTCTTTAGTCGGAATACCAGAACCACCGGGCCTAATTTCTTCTAAATTGGCAAGTTCTGCAATTACTTCAGGATCGTCCGGCCAATGGAAAGCGGCCTCCATTGCCTTGCCCATATCGCACTCACGCGGGAACAATTGCTTAGCCGCTGCGAACGCCTTTTGGCGTAAGTCGGTTTCAGTTCGTCTAAAGTAAAAGGCCGCAAAAGCGGCCTTCAGATTGGAATCGAGCATTCGTGAGGGCCTTTACAGACCGCACTATATCACGGGCAATTCGCGCGGACTTGTCGGTTATGGGCAAGAATCATGCGCGACGTACCGTCCGTTAAATTATCCTGCTTCGATATTAGGATAACTTTAACCCAAGTACATGACGTATCCACAACTTTAGTTTCGTATTTAATCTCTGGAGAAGTCGCGGCGCAACTCGTCAGCAGCGGACCCAGGCTCAAGAGCATTAACTTGATTTTGAACGTCAGTTGCATTTTCGGCTACCTTTACTTGCGCTTGAACAGCCCGATTATTAGACTCAATAACCCTTGCGGTTTCTGCTTCTCTGTGGGCAATGTCGGATTCGGCTTTTCCTTTACGTTTTCCTGCGTAGTTGGCTCCAAAGATGGCGCCGACGATTGCGACGATACCGGCGATGATTGCGGCAATGGTTCCCATATAGCACCACCTTGTTTAATGTAATAGCCCTGAAGCACTTTAAAATCAAGTTCCTTTTGACCGTATCCCGCACCGGGCAGCGATGCCCACAGATTACGAATGCGATTGATAGCTTCTGCGAATTTACCAGCCTCGATCAATTCGAGCGCGCCTGCTTCTCTAATGTGACGAATTGCTAATTTGTCTTGCGATTCTGGCGAGAAATCGGGCAGTTGGAGAAGTGCCTTGTAATGCGGCCAATCTTTCTTCATTTGCTGATAACGACCGGCAGCACTTGAATACAAACCGCGATTATTTACTTGCTTGGGCGCTCGCGTCGCAAACGGATGATCCGCATACGTATACATAATTTCCGGCCCATTAATGCCAGAAACAATTACATCGTAGCCGTCCTGTCTAGTTACCTTGCTTGTGCTAGTGCCTTCAGCAAAGGCAATAGTATCAAGTAACGCGTTAAGATTCGCGCTTATCCGACCCTTTAGATACGCCATTTTGCTTAATCACCCTTGAAATCATACCAAGACCTAACAGAATAATAGTCACCCATTTTAAATAATCGGATGGGATAAACGATTTAAAATCATCAGGTAATGCCACCCAAGCGCCGAAAACAGCGTCAGGAACTGCCGTGATGTAAGTTAGTAAAATAGTACCTAGAGCGGTAAATCGGATGCTCCAAAGCTTCCACCATTGCCGCCATTCATCAATCAATTTCAATTTTAGCTCCAAATACAGAATCTCGAAACTGCTTAGATGCTTCCGCTTCTAGCTGACTATCGGGCACTCCGTATTTCCAACGGATAGAATCGACAGCTAGGAATACACAAAATGCCACCCCGATAAGAGGCATAAAGAACAGACTCAATACAGCAGTAACCAAAACAACTTGATGTTGAAGTTTAATTAGTCCCGGTGTCCGCTTATTCATCTTTCGAGCGCGGCAAAATATCGACCAAAATATCGACAACACCGCAGAATAATGCACCCATTCAATCATAGTCATTTAGAAACCTCTTTATTGTCGGCTCCCAAACGTCTTTTAATTATGGCGACAAGAAAAATAGGCATTTCTGCCCAGCGATGACCAATAGCAGCGATAGCAAACGCAACAATACTAGCGGGCCAATTGATCTTTAATGGAACTGTGACGTTCATAAGATCGGTCGCAAAACCAGCAAATAACCAAGATATGAGAGTGAATAACGTAATGTAACCGACACCCTCAAAAAATCGGCAAGTGCGCCACGACATTAAACCGATGATACTTCCGGTTATAGCAGCGATGACAACCACTAAATGCGGCGCGACTTGTTCAGCTATTGTGATGCCTATAAATACGCTTAAACCTTGCGCAATTGCTATGACAGGATTAACTCCGCTTGACATTGGGCCACCTAAAGAAAACAACTAGAGCGGCGAATGCGGAAATTAATAGCATTGGAACTCCCCATTCTTTCGAGCATTGCTCTTGTCCGGGCAGTTTAACAAATTCTGTGAGCACCCACCAAAAAGCGCAACCGGCAGTAGTTAAAGTCATTATTGTTACCGCAACCATTGCGGCCGTAACAAATAAATGATTCGCTAACTTGTGAATTGTATACCCACAAGATGCCCACAGAAACCATTGGGTGATGGCCCTTACGTCGCCTTGATACTTAATGGAAAAAGCCTGCCATACAAATTCATGTAGGCAGGCCGATATAAGTATCAAAAGCGCTAGATTAACGCGGCGGTTCATTAGGAGGGCCTGCCGGGTTTACGCCTCCGCCGCCATCCATGACTTTGATTGGTGGGTAAGGCGTTTTTGTACCGTAGACCTTCTTATTGAAATACCAAATAGCCACAAGCGAACCGACTAAAGCGCCTAGAAATGATGCGATGAATGTAAACATATTATCTAGTAAATACGGAAGGTTGAATTATACCGGAATCTTTTACCGCAAGCTGTGCGACTTGTAAATAATGTGTACCTTCGGCAGTGTAATTTGCAATCCATTTAGTACGACCGGCCAAAGCTACCGCTACGTCAGTTTGAAAAATGCCATCAAAACCAGCCGAATTAGCGATGAGGAGCGCATTAAATGCGGCGCGTTCAGCTTCTTGTGCAGTCAATACTTGGTCCGAACCATCGGCATTCGCCCAAGCGCCTGTTGTGCATGGCGCTAGCGTACAGGCATAAAACTTCTTTGTCGGAAACATGCCTCTAAGTGTTTGCAAATCTGCATAAACTTGAGCGGCAGTTCGATTATTAACACGAATATCATTAATTCCGATATCTGTGATAATGTGGGAAGAATACGCCATTTGAGCACGACGTTTAGCACCTTGTGCAGTAATGAATGCTTGAATAGTGTCGCCGTAGCTACCTAAATTCATGTAAGGTAACGAAGGCGCAATAGAACGACCACAAAGACCTTGATATCCATTTTGGTCACTAGCTGCAAATTGTGTACTGACAAGACCAATAGCACCTAATTGGTTACTATCACCATGCCCAGCAACGCTAGCACTATTAGTGGTTGCAATTAAAGCTAATGGCCCGTATGTATTACCAGTACTTGGAGAACCGTAGGCAGTTCCACCAGTTTGAGTTCTATCTGGAATAGATGCCGTTCCAAATTCGAAACCATCCTCAGCTAAATAGGCGGTCGTTTGATTAACTGCCACTCCCCCAGTACATTCAAACTGAGTATGCCAAAGGAATTTGGCACCAGCAGGAATTGGCACATTCAATGATAAATCTAAAGTTTCAACTTGGGCATTATTACCAACAATACCATTATAAACATCGCCAGAAAACGATGCAAATTGGAATCTTTGTGGAGTGCTGCCGATAGGGTATTCGATACTAACCCGCACTCTAGCGCTAGCACTTGGCCCGACTTCGGTAGCTGCGTTATACCTATAGTTAGCTACTAATGCGCGAACATTTCCAGAAACATTTGCGCGCGCATAATCGACTTTACGAAAGTTAGCCCAACTCGCCGTAGCTGGCGCAATATAAAGATTGGGTACTAATGAACGTGACGATACATTAGCCAAATATGAAGATGCACCACTAGAAAATAGGCTTTTTGAAATGCCTAATCCCGATAGCGTTCGCTGGTTACTCGACCCCGTACCAGCTTTAGAGCCGGGGCCGGATGAATGACCCAACGGCATATTAGCCCGCTAACGTTGCAGTGACAGCGGCACCAGTACCGGTCAGCGTGGTCAGATTAAGGCGGGCATATTTCCAAGGCTTGTCAGAGACAAAACCGAAGGAAACGAGATTGCTGCCAGACAAAGCAAAAGTAGAATTGCTGTCGTTAATCCAACCAATACCGTCGTTAGAAACGTCAATTGTACCGTTGGCAGTAAGTGCCCCGGTGCCGGTGACAGTAACTTGACAACTCCAATCGTCAATAGAATATCCGAACATAGAACCGCTAAGCTGATTAGGCGATGCAGGATAAGTGCCAATAGCCGTAACGGCATTAGCGAGTTTGATATCCATTTTAGTAGTGCCAGTAGCCATTTAGAACGCTCCTTGAGAAAATGCTGCGATTGTAGGGCCTCATTGCCCACAGATGCCAAATTTAGCGGATTGCGACCACTTTACAGACGATTGAATACGATGAACCAATTGCGAGCAGTGGGGCATTAAGAGTTACTTGCAGTGTTCCGTTAGCAGTCGCGACGGAATTATGAATCGCATAACCTATTGGCAATGCGTTAATCGGGAATAAAACGATATCGTCACCAGCTAGTAAACCGGAAATACCTGTGAACGTCAAAGTACGAATACCAGCACTAATTGCGACTATAGCGGTTTCGGTAACTGTAATATTACCTAGACTAACCTTAGAGCTTGGCCCGGCCGCTCCAGTTGCGCCAGTGCTTCCGGTAGCACCTGGATTGCCTTGTGGACCTTGTGCGCCCGTATCACCCTTAGGCCCTTGCGGTCCCGGTGTAGAGGTTCCATATCCAGCGGCTGGCATGATTACCAAGCCTCCGTAACGAAAGCACTGCCAGCGACAGCAGAAAACACGGCAGACATGACGCCAATATAGTTATCCATTGGCGGTTCGTAGTAATTCAGCAGTCCGGCACCTAGCTTTATTGTGTAGTTTGTAGCGCTAGCAGTACCTGGTCCAAGCAATACATACATGATTGCCGCACCATCGTAATAAACAGAGGGTCGGCCTTTACGGCTTGTATTAGCCGGTAAGATCACGCCATTAGTTACCGACGCGTCAATTTTATATACGGTTGCTGTAGAAGCTCTATTATAAAAGCTTCCCGAAAGCATGAAGTCTATTGGAATGCCATTGGCGTCAACCAATATGAAAGCATCCAACGATTTGTTTATTGTGTTGGGTAATTGAAACTGCACGATAACTCCCCATAGATTTTGTGGGCATATCATCGCGAAGAAGTCAAGAGTTGCTTATCCCCCAAACGAGGGACAAAAGAAAAAGCTCGCTTAGGCGAGCTTTCGGGGCCGGTGTGAGTCCGGCTAGAGACAACCATGAAACCCATTTCCACTTCACAGCGGCCTTCCCAGGCGACAGGGCTAGTGTATTAGGGTTGCGGCGCTCAAGGGGTCGGATTCGACGGATTGGGTTGCTCAGGCTGCGTAGGGGTCGCAGGAACAAGAGAATCAATCTCGTTAGCCTTATCGACAACGGCTTGCAGCTTGGACATAAGTTCATCAGGAATATCCTGATTCGCTAAATCGTCTTGGAGTTCCTGAACCTGTTGAACAAGGTTCGCAGTTTCCGTACGGACGGTATCGAGAACGGCATTAACCGTATCGAGAGCATCGCTAAATTGTTCACGAGTAGCCATGGCTTCACCTTTGATGGTTTGGATAATTGCATATGCAATACCCGCCAGGGCACCGAGGATGAGGAGGGTTTGCATACCCACAGGTGGGGCAAGAGGTGTGCCCGGTAAAAAACAAATGCCTCACGGCAATACTTCACCGGAGGCATTTGAACTGTTGATGTTTATACCGGTTTTGGTTACCCGGAGCTAATCATATCGCGTTTCAGGAATTCGTGGCTAGCAACCCGTCCAAGTTTCAACAGTTTTTAATGACGTACCGTCGAAGCAACCACGCGAACTCCGGTACGTTAATTGAAGAAAGTGCTTGTCTATCTCGATCAAGCCACCGGTACCCAGCAGCTAGACACAACACTCTCATAGGATCGCACTAACTCTTTGGGAGGGAGGAGGAGAAAAGAGCGATGAGCTAATGCGATCTTATGAGAGTCCCCGTCTTTCCGGGGTGTCACCATTCCAATTTTAAATACAGCAATGGTAGCTCTGCACCTTACGGGTGCTAATCGTACGGATTAGTTCAAACGTGTCCGTAACACCCTTCGACCTTACACCGCAACGCGCTTAATGTAAACACCCTTAGTACCGTCAACCGTGGTGTCATAAGCGGTGAACTTGCGCAGTTGACGAGTAGCCGGAACCACGGCGCCCTTGTTCTTACCGCGAGTCTGCGTGCGGGTTTCACCTTCAATAACTTCGCTGTAGCGAGCGTTAGCACTTGCGACGGTAGAAGCCATTGCCTTAGCCTCCTTGCCCGGAACGAAGAAGCCTTGACCTTCGTTCAGCTTGTCAAACGGGTAGATCGGTTCACGGCCTGCACGGTTACCGGAAGCGCGGACCTTCTTTTCGGGTTCCGGGGCAGCGTCCAGAATAGCAAAGGTCGGCTTGACCTTGGTTTCAACTTGGGTTTGTTCAGTCATTTGTTCTTCATCCTTAAAAGTAGCTCGGGTAGCGATCTTACCATCGCCGTCAGTCATGTCAGCATTAATTTCGACCAGACCTTGCTCAACAAAGCTTTGGTGAAACTCAGGCGCAGTATACACGAAACCGGGTTCGGAACGCGTAGCCGCCTTAACAATTTCCAGGGTCATCACTTCCGCAGGTGCGGACTTGTTCTTACGAGGGCTTCCCATTTCTCAATCTCCTTAAAAGTGGTGTCTCGGGTAGACAGGTGCAACTATACACCAAGTTTCCAATACTCTTCAATAATTTTTGCGGCTTCTTCCCAACTGTAGGCGGCTGCGACTTTGTAACCTTGGGAATGCGCAAAGTTGCCGAATTCGATTTGAGCGTCCGAAAGTCCACCTGTTTTAGTGGTCTTTTCGCTGGGGCGCTTCATTTCGATGTAGAGCCCACAGAAAGGAATTGTGTCCTGTGGGTTAGCTAACCGAACTAATGGCCAAAACAAATCATGCACGCCAGCCTTGACACCTTCAGCTTTCAACTGACCGCCAGCGATAGCGCGTGACTTTTGGGTGTCTCCGCGACTGCCACCGTTCGGAATGTGATGTAACCATTTGAGTTCGGGAATAGGCCGCACCAAAGTGCCGGCAACGGTTGACGTATAACTGTGGGCAATCTTAGCAACATCAAATCCATACTTTTCAGCCTTCGCCAAAAAGCAAAACAACGCAATCTGATGCGACGATTCCGAATCTTTAGCTAATTGCCAGGGGTTCATTCTAAAACTACCTTAAATGTATCATGGTCACCTAAAACGTAATCTAGATTGACTTCGCTAATTCTATACAAACATCCGGCTTCGGAAAAAATAACTTCTATGTCGCCTTCTTGCTCCTGACATTGATTCAACTTTTCCATCAATTCAGAGATTTTCATGTTTCACCCATTCAAAATAGTTGCCAGGAATTTCACAAACAACATTCTCATTTTGCAGTACGTTAAGCCATGCTCTAATAGTAGCAGGTGCCATTCCAGTTAGCAATTCTAATTCGCTAACTTTTCGCTTTTTACGATTAAGCAAACCTATCATATCGGCAACTTTTTTGCGCGTTACGTTAGGGCTGTAGTTCGTAAATTCAGACATTAATAGTCCTTCGCCATAGTGGCGTCGATGGCAGCGCGCAGCGTAGAGCCCTCGAAAGGGCCGATGCCAATGCAGTCTGTACTGATCCGCATGACCATGGTGGAGTCACCGTAGTTGGGAATCGACGCTTCAAGCCAGTCCAGCCGCGCCGCATCCTTGCCATCTGCTGGCGCGGGAGGGCTGGTGCTCATTTCATCCAGCATTGCCCACAAATCGCGCCTCACAGCGTGAGGGACATTGGCAAGATTTGCCTCGTCAAACTGGGAGAAGTTGTAATGCTCGAGGACGCGAAGCTGCTTCTCCGTCAGCGCCTGGGTGCGTGAGGTGGTCATGGGTGTCCTTTAAATCGGTGCGACAATCTTAGCAAACTTTTGTTTCTTCAGCAATGCCTTCTGCAACTTTTCACCATGAGCGCCCATATCGGGAAGCGATTCCCAGTAGTTGCCCACAGAGTCGGCATGGAATTGACGCTTTGCTGTATAAGCCGATCCGATAGCAGGGCGCTTAGCCTGACACACAATTTGACCGTTAATCTTCTTCAACATTTCGACGCTCCCAAAGGTAATCCTGTTGCGCTTGATCTTCCCGTTCCTGACGGTAGAAATCTTCGATTTCTTCATCGATTTGAATTTCACGCTTAGTACGCATAGCCAATCTCAAGCGTCTATGATAGTCCGCTCTACATTGAACCAAAAATTGGGTAGTACTCATACCGCCATCCCCTTTTCAACCATCTTACGATATTGTACTTCGTTGACATAGCCCTTTGCAAGCAAGTGGCTTTTGTACATTCCGTTAGCGAACAGTGCGCCAATGATGCCGATAGCTCCAAATGTGCAAAGGCTCAGCGGAAACACGACCAGTAGCCAAAGGAATGCGGCACCCCACATTCCTTTTACGGCAAAGTAAATCGGACCCAGGAATAGAGCACCTAGAAAGCGACCAACATTCGCGTCAAAGGAAACGTTTTGACGGTCGCCGTTGAAGGGATGGATAAGGTACATGATTACGACTCCAAGAGTTCGCGACGAATGATCGCGGGGACGATATGACGATTGTGACGACGTTGCAAGCGCTTAATGTGTCGCCGACCTTCAGCAGCCCAGCAGCCCTCACCAAACCAACCCGTACGCTTGTCGTCAAACTTGACCAGCTTTTCGCGCGGCTTTTCATTGTTTCTAGAACGGGACATTTTAGACTCCGTAACACTTAGCTTCAAACTTATTCATAATAGCCTTATGAAATTTCATTTGCTTAATTGCATCGGCTTTGGTGTGAACACTAGCACGCTTGTCTTCGGAACGCTTCTTAGCGTCCCAATAATGAGCTTCGTGCCAAAGATAAAGTTTTGCTGCGCTTTCAGTCCACTTCAGTTCCCATTTGTCGTGAATCATCTCGTTCCCCTGTGTCGATAGCTCTACTTTAGCACTCACTACGTCAATGTCAAGCCTTAATTTGACCTGTTACAACTCTTACAAGATCATAGATAGCATTAGCAGTCTTACGCTTGCCTATGAACACGTTACGCGGCTCAGCCTCACGGATCAGCATGAAGCAATCGGGCTTCACAACAACAAAAAGCCCGAAACGCTTAGATAGCGTCCGGGCACATTGGAGGGCGAAGGGTTCGGAGAATTTCATTTCTTCCAAATCAAAATAATCATCCAACTAAACATAGCACCTGAAAACCAACCTGCCCCAAAATCACGCTCAAATAAGTAATAATGAAGAAGTGCAAGACCTATCGATAGCGCCATTGCACCTATGGACGCAATTACTTTAATCATTTCCCATACCTACAAGAACTAGCCGTATGCCCTTCACGAAGGCAGATTGTGCAGATTTTGGTGTAGGGCTTATACATTAGGATAACTCCAAATTCGCCTAGCGTTCATATGATCGCACCATTTACACGCTCGAATCCATAGCGAACCAGAACGAAAGTCCGCATTGTATACATCAACGTACCAACGACCACTAGCGTACCTAATTCGCGGCTTGTTCATCACTTACCCACAGATTGCGAATTGATTTGACGGGCGAGGGATTCGGCCATGATGCGAGTGGCCTGCTTATCGCCTTCATTGTAGAACCAAAATGTAGCGACAAGATTTTCGTCGCCTGTCAATTTGCTATAAGCCAACACTCCGTAACCATCACGAACGAAGTTAATACCGGCACGAGCATCGTGATAAATAGCGAACGGATTTGGTTCACAATCGGCTTTGATATTATCAATAGCCAACTTATTCTCTTCAGGCGTAGGGTTAAAGGGTTTGTTCGGGTTCATTCTTCAATTCCTTAATATACCAAGCAAGATTCAAAGCTCGGCAAATCGTACCACTATGTTTCGCTTCACCGAAATCAGGATCGCCCTCAACTCTTTCGACTTTACATACACGCTTGCCCGAATAGTCAAAAATGTCGCCGCTGTACGGCTCAATGTAATAAGGCCCATTCATTCCGGCTTCTCCGCTAGGCCGCGCCATCTAACGGGCCTATTGCTTCCGTTCTCGTTCGTATGAATTAGACATTGCTCAGGAGTTGCTTTACCAAGACCCCAAGAAAAGCCATTCCAATAGAAATACCACGGGCGGCCTTTAACGAATTCGGCAATATAAACGCCGATTTCCCAAGGGTCGGACTTCCCATCAAACCAATTACTTAGCTTCTTATCGGGAAAGACAATGCCATGTAAATAATTCATCGCCACACCATCGGAGCAATAGCCAGGGGGAAGCGAATCTTAGCCTTAGCTAGAGCATCCTCTAGCGACCAAGCCTTAACGCGACCGATGGGACGGAAATCCCAATCGCAGACGAGGAATTCAAACATTAAATATCTCCCAAAGCAATAACAAATAGACAAACGACAGCCATGATTACGATCATGATTTCCCATGCATAAGCCTCAGCGTCGAGCGTATGCGGGCAAGTCTTACCGTAATGACACAGCTTACCATTTACACGGCAGCTTTCGCAATTGGTGTTTTCCATTATTAGCTCAAGTCATAAGGGTTAGGGATAAATTCAACAGGCCATTGCTCACCCGTACCCAAGCTAACAAAACACATCAGCATCCTAGCCTCATCGTAACTCATGCAATTACGGCAAACATGATCTGGCTTTTCCCAAAGAATTAGACCGTGCAACATTTCAAATTGCTGCCTCGTCGTATTGCCTGTATTGAACCACAAATGCAAATCTTC